CGGCTGGCAATAGTTTAACTCTTAAGTCCGGTGGGGCGACTTCGGGAGCCACCGACAAGGCCGCTGGAGCCCTGATTCTAACAACAGGGTTAGGGACAGGCAACTCGACCCCGGCGCAAATCCAGCTCATGGGCGATAACGTCCTGGCCACCGGTACGACCGATCACACCGCTCTAGTGCGCTATGTGCCCAATATGTACAAAGTGTTGACCGACGGCTCTGCCACCACTTGCCTTTCCATTACCGTTGCCTCGGGCACGGCCAATGGTGGGATCTTGGACTACTTGATTGAAGTAGTTGACGGCTCGGCCAATACCCAGGTTGAAGTGGGCCGAGTGTACTTCCATGCCAACAACCAAGGTGGCTCGGTCACAGCTACAGCGACAGAAACCAGCTCGCAACAGACCCTCGGGTCAGGCACTTTATCGACTACCTGGGCGATCTCTGCCGCCAATCCAGCCGTCCTTTCCGTCAATGCCGATACCTCGCTTACTCCGTCAACCGGGTACCCGAGGATTACATTTGCCTACAATGCGCTTGGAAATCAGGCAATAACTTAAGGTGCTTTTAATGTCGGCCTCCCAGTTTAATATTCAAGCCGGTACGGATTTTCCAGCCGTTAATGACCAAGAAGGCAGCCAGCTTAATCTTTTACCAGGGAAATCGTCTGGGTTTGGCCGGGCTGTGGTGTCGATCAAGAAAGGCGGAGTTGGTCTGATCAGTGGGATGGTCGAGAACATTCTAATTAACGGTTTGATTATCGGCGGGTTCAAGACTCTTGTTGATAACATAACTGTTAATCTTCTTAGCATCGTGGTCAACGCAGATACCTCGGCTTCAGTCGTCCTTACATACACGATTGAGGCATACGACGGAACCAATTTGCAGCTCGAAACCGGGATTCTGACGTTTCAGGTTCTGAACAAAGCCGGCGTGTTCAGCACCAAGGTGTTTGACACTGACCCGAAACCTACACAGCTCCTTTCCCAAGGGTCTTTATCGGTGGTTTTTGGAATCAGCTCTGCAAACCCGGCTGTGGTAAGCGTGGTGGCCAATACCAGCCTTACCCCTTCTCCAGGTCGGTTACGGATCAACTTTTCAATGTTCAACCTCGGTAACCAAGAAGTTACGCTACTTTAGGAGCCCGCTATGGAAGCAAAAGCCCAAGCCCGCCTTGACGCCCTCCAGGCCGAGATAAAGACCGCCAATGAGCGGCTCCAGGCCCTCCAGACGGATGCCCAACAGCTCCTGCAATTTCTTCAGGCAGCGAGTGGAGCCGTGGAAGTGTTGAAAGAACTCCTTGGCGTAGAGGACGGATTGACCCTTGGCTAATCATGTCCTGACTTCCGACATTCTGGCGGACGCACTCTTTAGAAGTGGGGAACCTACTGACGGGACCTCGGATTATGCCGCCGAAGCGCTCACATACCTTAATATGGTGTATTACCAAATATGCCGGGGTGGCTCTGAGCTGATTCCGAACGTGAATGAGGATTGGGCCTGGCTGCGGAAATCGACTCCCGGCGTTCTCACCCTAAAGCCCGCCATTAACACTGGCACGGTGTCGGTCACGCTCAACTCGACGAGCATCACATTTTCATCTGGCCCCACGGTGGACCTCGATAATTACTACTTTCGTGTCGATGGGCATGCCGACGTTTTCCGTATCGCTGCGCACACCTCTGGGGGCACTGCGGCGACCTTAGATGCCGTCTACACTGGGACAACCAACGCGGCGGCAGGCTTCACCGTCTTCCCTCTGGAGTACAACCTGGCCACCGATGTCATGCGGATTGTGGCGCCCATGCGGACCTATGTCTCGACAGGTGGCGAATGGAGCCGGTACAAGATTTACCGGTCCGACCTTGATAGTATGGAAGAAGAGTACCCTCTGGTCACGTCAGCGGTGGGCGTCCCCGATATGTATGCCGAGATCGGAGAGACCACACCGGGGACGAGGCGGGTCCGTTTCAATCGCTACATCCACCCCAGTCAGACCACCTACCTACGTGTGGAGTATGAATATCTGTTCCAGCCAACGCTCCTGACTTCTCCCGGTACAACAGAAGAACCCGTGTTACCGAAGCAGTGGCGGCATCTCCTTGCAGATTTTGTGCTGGCCTACCTGTTCGGTGTGAAGGATGACAGCCGCTCCGGAGCCGCCGCAGGTGTTGCCCAAGCTGGATTGATGGGCCTCAAGAATGAAAACCGGTATCAGACCGCGACTGCGACCCGCAACTATTTCCGTCTGAAACCCCGCATGGTCGGCTGGCAACGTGGACTTCTACGCACCGAATCGGGCATCATTTTAGGGTAACTATGTCATTCACTGGGGAGATAAGCGAGATAACTCTGGGGACCTTTGGCCTCACCGGGACAAAGAACCTTGCCAGCCTTCAGCCTGGTCAACTCCTCCAGGCCCTGAATGTCCAGTTTCACGACGGGGCAGTGGGCAAGGAAGGGGGAGCCACCAAGTACAACAGCACTGCCGTAACCGGTGGGGCATCGGTGCTCGGGGGTTGGGACTGGTGGCCGGTGACAGGCACTCAGCGCATGGTGGTGTACCTCGATGGCGGTGTCATGAAGAAGGACTCGGGCGATGGTACGTTCCCGGTGACCCTCGTAAGTGGCCTGTCCGGGGATTGCGTCCCTGTGTTTGTGGAGGGCGGAGCCGAGGCAATAGCTAGCAACCGGAAACTCTTTTGTTTTAACGGGGTTAACGCCGTCCAAGTTCTGGCAGCGGACGGGGCCACAACCGCCAACCTGGCCACACCCCCGGCGGACTGGTCGGGCGCCAACCAACCAATCGGTGGCTGCATCCACGAGAACCGCCTGTGGGGGGCACTGGCCCACCGAGTGTACTACAGCCTGGCGACAAACCATGAGGACTTCACCTCAGCTGGAACCGGTTCTGTTGCAGTGTTTCCCGGCGAAGGTGAGAAGATAGTTCAAATCATGAGTTTCAAGTCGCTCCTTCTCATTTGGAAGTACCCCACTGGCATTTACGCTATCGACACAAGCAGCGTGACAACCACCAATTGGCGGGTGGCCCGGCTCAACCGAACAATTGGCGGGGCCGGCCCTTTAGCGGCTCTCCAGGTCAATGATGATGTCCTATTCCTAGACGCTACTGGGAATTTCCAGCTCCTCTCCGGTATCCAGGAGTATGGGCAGATCGGGGCGAAGGACCTGTCTCACGTTCACGAGCTTAAGCCCTTTTTTGACGAGAACATTAATCTTAGCCAACTTGACAAAGTTCGTTCGGCTTTTTATGTAGCCAAGCGGGAGGCGCATTTCGCTCTCGCCCAACTCGGGGCTTCGACGAATACGGCACGCTTGGTGGTGGATTTTAACCGGCCCGATGTCCCCCGCTTCCGGTACTCAACCCGTGATACTTGCCAGTCCCTCTGGCTTCGTAAAGACGCAAACAATATCCCGCGCCTGATGTCCGGGGACGCCACTGCCTTCATATGGTATATGGACCAGAGTACCCGATCCAAGGACGGCGCGGCGTACACCGGGTCGTTCCAGACAGCGTACTCCGACCTCGGGGCGCCCACGAAGCGTAAACTCGGCAAATTCCTGGAGATTGTGGCCGAGCCCAAAGGCAATTGGAACCTGTCGGCCTCCGTCCTCTGGGATGGGAAGATTACTCAGACGGTACAGTTCTCGATGAACCCACGTGGCGTTGCCCTTGGCACCTTCATTCTTGGGACCGATGTGTTGGGGGATTCCACTCTCCTGTCCTCCCGAAAGCGGCGTATTGTCGGTTCTGGCAAGGAATTCTCGGTCATCTTCTACAACGCCGGGGCTGCTGAAGACTTTAACATTGGCAAAGCTTATCTCTATTACAGCGCCGGTGACGAACGCGTAGCTATACCCGCTTAACCACGAAGGAATCCCATGCCCGCAGGTTCATTCACTATCAATACCCGCACGACTGGCGAAGTTCTCACGGCAGCCAAATACAACGCCGATAACCAAAATGTGGTGGACAATTTTGATCCGCAACATATGGACGATTACTCAGCGAACACCACTGCGATGCAAACCAAGACGGACCCCGGCGAGGTTGGCAGTGAGTCGTTAGCAACTGCCCTGGCTGGAGAAGTTGAGCGGCTTCGCTACGCCGTCTATGACACCAAGCTTGCTATAGACCCAACCATTGTCCAGTGGTATGAGACCCCCTTTGGACTCGGGTGGCACAATGTTAAGGGGTACGGTGCGGTGGGCAACGGCACAACAGACGATACAACGGCCCTCCAAGCGGCACTAAATGCCGCCAACACGGCAGGCGGCGGAGTCGTCTACCTTCCAAAAGGGTCGTACAAGACAACGAGTGCCTTGACCGTCTACGCCAACACCACCGTCCAAGGTGCCGGGCCGCTTATTTCGTATCTCCTATCAGCCCACTCGGGCGATGCCATGAAGTCAACGGGTAATATTGATTCCGCCACGCGCAAAAACATTAATCTGCGAGATTTTGGCATAACAGCAAATACCACCGACAGCGGGAACGGGTATGTGGATGTTGGGGACGCCTTCCTTACATTTGAGCGCATGTTTTTTCAAGGGTTCAATTACAACCTTTTGTTAGATCAGACGGAGCATGCATCGATCCATGACTGTGAATTCCTCGTGAAAAACGGCGTGGGAATCTGGCTGGTGAGCGGTCCGGAGCACACGGTTGGCGCCGACCCACAGTTTACAAACGTCATCTCTATTCAGGATTGCCAGTTCAACGTCCTGTCCGGGAGTACCACGGCAGTCCATATTCGAGATGATGGGGGCGTTAATCACAATATCTCCAACAGCAACTTTAATGCGGGCACCATCGGCATTCGGGCGGCCAACGCAAGTATGCTACGGGTGGAGGGGAATTTCTTTGAGTCCCAGACCTCAATACCGTTGTCCTTGAAAAATTCGACCGCCCTGGCTGGCACTACCTATGGGGCCAACTATTCTCCAGTCATCCGATCAAACGCGTTCTCATCGACGTCCGGGGCTACCACCCACATTCAGATCGAAAATGCTTTAGGCGGGTCAATTGTTGATAATTCTTTCGTAGGCTCCTCTGGCCAAACCTCCTGCATCCACGTAACGAGTCCGGTGGTTGCTGGACTCCGCATTGCGGGGAATACGAAATATATTGATAGTGGCACCGCAAACGAGCAGCCGTTTATGAACGTCTCCTTGGCCAATTTATCGGGCATAAAGTATCATCAGCGTCTTTACTCCACTAGTGCCTCTTCGGCCAATGCCGGGGCTGGCCAGGTCATTACCCCCCGCGATATGGGCCTTCAAGGTACGGCGGCGTTTCCGAAAGTGGGCGACAAGGTCTTCATCATGAATACCCCCCTGGGGCTCCAGGAAATCACCACGATTACAGCAGTGACCACGACCACGTTTACCGCAACCCTGGCCAACAGTTACAATGCTAACTTTGGGGTATTCGGGCTCGGTGAAACTTTTGTCAATGAGCCGATCCCCACGGACTTGGAAGCCGGAACCGGTTCAATTGTTACAGGCGCCGGTCCCTGGAATACCACTATTACCCACGGTCTAGGCTATATTCCAGCGGCGTCGGATATCGTGATTACCCCGACAGCGGCCCCCTCCAATGCAGTCGGCCTTATGTGGCTTAGCACCATCGGCGGAACGTCTTTCCAAGTCAATATATCCGCTGATCCCGGCGCCAACCCCTACAACTTTTCCTGGCGTATCTTCAAACCCCCATTCAGGGCCTAACATGCACCCAACCAGCACCCAGTACCGGCTGTGCCAGACCCCTGCGGATTACAAAGCCTGCCATGCATTCTTTCGTCAAGAGTCGAAACACCCCCGCTACACGTTCGACAATGAGGGCTGCCCCGATTACAAGCAGGTTCAGATTAGCTACCCTACCATTCTGGCAGTCCGAGGGAACAAAGTAGTCGGCGTCATGGCGACACGCATCAACCCGAAGTGGGGTGTAATCGGCTCCCCTTGCCATGTAGCGTACGATATCAAAAACCATGTTCCCGTGCTTTTTCGGCTGATTGACTGTTACGAGTATTTCCTACGGCACGCTGGAATCGCACACTATACGGTCATTATGCCTAACTTTAAGCCCTCGGGTAGGCGAATCTGGGAAGAGCTACGACAAGCCGAACTGTGCCGTCAAATCTATAACAATCGTTACAATGTGTATCGCGTCCCCTTGCAGATGGAATCCTAATTATGGCTGGCGTTTTTGGCAGTGTCGGTGAACTATTTACCGGTGAAAGCGGCATGGGTACTGAGGGGTCCAACATCAACCCAATTGCCACACAAGACTATATTAATAACTCGCTGTGGTCTCAAGACTTTGCCCGGCAGCAAGCACAATTGGCCGCTCAGCGCCAGGGCTGGCAATGGACTACACAACAAGGTCTTATGCCTCTTGTGTACGACCAAATGGCTCGGCAAGAGGGCTACAACCAGGGCCTTCAGAGCCAGTCTAGTGCTGCCGAACGGTTGGCTCGCACTGCCGAGCAGACAGTCCCTTGGCAGTACCAAAATATGGGGTACACCCCCGGTCAAGACGCACAAGGGAATTTCACTCTGTCGGAAGACCCCCGGAGCAATCGGGCCGCTTCCCAGGCTCTCCAAGGGCAGTTTCTGAACCGGAGTGCTGCCGCCATGCGGGGCGAGCTTCCGGTTGACCCCCATCTCCAACGTCAATTAGACGAGTCAGAACGGCAGCTACGGGATTCTCTCATTAAAAACTTCGGACCAGGGTACGACACCACAACCCCCGGTATTCAGGCTTTGGCCGAGTTCAACCAGCGTAAAAACGAGAGCATTTTTAGCGCTCAACACAACGAAATCGGCTCAGCAGCGCAACTCGCCTCTATGATGGGGCAAGGCAACCTTGCTCAGCAGCAAGCGAACGCACAAAACTTCTATGGAATTCCATTAAACGCTCAGCAGGCAGCGTTACAAGCCCAAGGCGCCATACAGAACACGCGAACCTCCCCTCTTCAAAGCCTCGGTGCTCTTTATGGCGGCATTAATGCAGCCTTCCAGGACCCTGGCGCCATGAACCTGGCACAATTGTACGCTAACGCGAGCGCTCAGCAAGGCAACCTCGGCCTTGGGACTGGCGCCCAAATCATGCAGGGCAAACTCGCCAACTGGCAGACCGACCCAGACAACAAGAATAAGGGCTTCCTCGGCCTCGGCATTGGTGGCGAGGGCGGCGGGTTCTTCGGCGGTGCCCTTGGCGGCGGCCCCAGTGGTAACGGGTTTGTTGGGAGTATGGCTGGCAGTTTCCTCGGCGGGGCGGGCGGCGCAATGGGAAAGGCGGCATTGGCGTAATATGGGCTTTAACACAATCGACGAAAACGACGCACCGTTATACCAAGGACCGCTCTACGAGCCCGACACCTCTGCGCAGGCCCTAACGCCTACAAGCAGCCTCATGACTATGGGGGATTGGTCCCAGGGGAAGGCTCAGCGGTTCCAGGACCTCTACCCCGGTGATTACAGCCCCAGCGGCCCCTACCAGAAGCCCCCGGACTATATCGGGGAATCAGCTATCCGCAACGCCCCCATGATGCAGCCCAAGCCTTCCAGCTACGAAGAACTCGCGCCCTACAATCCGAGCTGGTTGGCCCGCACCTTCAACCCTGGCGGATCACGGGCAAACTACCTCGCCCAGGCGCAAAATTACAATGTCAAGAGGGACCTCAACGCCCGCCAAAACGCCGTCACCGAAGGCAACATCTACAAGGCAATCGAGGCAACCGACCCTGGCCAACGCGGCCCACTGGTCAAGACCCTGGAGCGGTTCTACGGAGCCCAGGGCATCCAGATGGACCCGCTCATGATGGACTTCCTCAAGAAAGCCGACGAAGAAGACCTGGCAGTAGCCAAGCAGACCACCCAAATGCTCGCCACGGAGCTTGGGCTGTCGCCTGAGGAAACCGGCAAGCTGGTCAACGGAACGCAAGCCGGAGCAGTCAAGTTCTTTGAGGCGTTCTCACGGATCAAGAAGCAGAAAACCGATGCTGAAAAGCATGCAGTTGAGACCAAGAAGGGCCAGCTCATAAACAAGCTGTTAGAGCGCTCTCTAAACCCCCAGGACGGCGCTCTACCGTCCGAAGGTACCTCTACCCTTCCTACGTATCAGAATGCCCCTATGCCCCCCGTGGGCACCCTCCAAGGGGGTCAATCGGCAGCCCTCAGTCCGCAGGAACAGAGCCAGCGCTCCGACCGGCGGCAGGCGTTTGAGGGCATGGTTGACGAGATCGGCCAACAGATGGGTGCAGACCCTCATGTCGTTCAGATGGTCAAGGCGACCGCAGCGATTGAAACAAACGGGTACGACTCTACGGCTACCAGCCCCAAAGGGGCACGAGGGGTTCTGCAATTCATGCCTGCTACGGCTCAACAATACGGCGTCCAGGACCCAACAGACGACCGGCAGGCAATTGCTGGAGCACTAAAATACTACACTCAACTCAATACGATGTTTCCAGGGAAGCCGGAGCTTCAGTTTGCCGGGTACAACGCTGGCGAGGGCCGGGTGCAGCGGGCGGGGAATGCCGTGCCGAGCATCCAGGAGACCCAGGGATACGTACAACGCGGCATGCGCCAGTACACCTCCCTCCCTGGCTACCAGGGAGAGCCAATCAAAGGTGCCCCGAAAGAGGCGCAGGCAACCCTCAACGCTTTGGATAAATCAATCGCTCAAGATGTGCAATGGATGGAAAATATCGGCCCGGCGTCGGGTGTTGAAGAAATCAACAAAATGTACGACAACCGGGCGAAGCTTCTTGATGCCAAGCTGAAGCGGCGGGAGTCCCTGGATAAGAAGTTCAATACAAACGTTTCGACCGACCTGGACGACTACGCCAAATCCCAGGCAGGGGTGCCTTACAATCAGCTCGATCCGTTGAATAAAGCCCAAATCTACAACGGACTCGCCCAGTTCAAGCGCGAGGAAGAGGCGAAGAAGAAGCGGTCGGATGTGGCGATTGCCGAACCCTCGCAAATACGGGTAGCCGAGGCAGCCAACGCCAACCAAATCATTCCCGACGTGAACAAGTACCGGGATGCCGAGGGGAACCCGGCCCCGGTGGGCTCCACGCGGGCCGACCTCAAAGCCTCGGGCCTGTACCACCAGGTGGAGCCGATGTCCGATACCCAAGTCGATCAGGCGGGTGCCCGAAAGGAATTTGTAACGAACCTTCAGGAGCTGGCGAACAAATACGGGACAATCGCCACCGGGCCAATCGCCGGGCGAGTGGAGCGTTTCAAGCAGATGTTCGGCATTAGCGCCAAGGATGACGTAACAGCCCAACGCCTCCTGCTTGATAAGATCATAACTGACAAGGCATTTACCGTTGGCGGCAAGGCACTGACAGCGACCGAGTTCGAGCGGGTGGTTGCCGAACTTCCGCGTGACACCGATGACCCGCCTATTTTCCGGGCAAGGCTCAATAAGGCCCTACAACTCGCTACCCGATACGCCCAACAACATAATCAAGCCATGCGAGAAAACGGGACGTTTGTGCCCAAGGTTTGGGACGTGGGAGAGCCGACCTTAGCGCCAACCACACCAAAGCCCCAGACGGCGTCCCCGTCACTCTCGGAACCGGACGCCGGGCCAACCCCGAGTGGCCAACCAAAGAAACGACCGAACCCTCTGGCTGAGGCATCGAAATAATGGCTGAGTACAGAAATGAAGTGCTTGAGGCTCTTGTTCACAGCGAGGAATTCCAAAAGGCGGATGCTGACAAAAAGGGGAAAGTCTTACTCGCCTACCATCAGGCCACTCCAGCCGAGCGGGAAGAGTTCGTTTACGGCAGTGACCGAATGGAGGGGCTCACTTTACCAGACGTCTTTCAAGTCCGACAAGCCAACGTCGGGCAGGCCGAGAAATGGCTGGCCAGTCAACCTGGCCGGGGTATCAAGAACCAGACGCTTGAAGAGAAATCGCTTGCGTCACAAAAAGGGCTCCTAGAAGCCGGGCTCAGCATGGCCTTACCAGTCGTTGGCTCCCTGCCTGGACAGGCGCTTAAAGCTGCCCGTCCTTTACTCGGCTCAGTTGCTTCCGCAGTGGGCGAGGGCGTAGGGAACGTAGTCGCCAACCGGGCGGTTAATGCAATCGAAGGTCAGCCTTTGGGTTGGACCACAATGGACACTGCCAGCCTCCTTGCTCCTATAGGTGTTCGAGGGGCTTTAGGGGGCCTGAAAGCGGGCACCGGGCCAGCCAGGCGGGCTTACCAACGGGCAGACGAGAAGACAGCGGCAGACATCCTGGAGCACCGGCAGAAGGTTGACGAAGCAATGGTAGGCCGGGCAGAGGACATGGCGGCAGCCGAAGCTGCAGCGGCCACTGAGAACAAGGCGCGGAGCACGGCGTACGGCAACGAACTGACCGAGCGGGCTGTGTATAACAACAAGGAAGCGGCCACGGTTGGCCAGGCGAATACGCGGGCTGAAGCCAAGTTCGCACAAGAAAAACTGGCTGCCCAACGCAAGGCCGAGGGCGAAATTCGAGCGGCTGACGCGCTGGCACAGGCCAAGACAGCCGAGCAGGCCCAGAGCCGGCAAGAAGCCCGGCAGAAGATTCTTACCGAGTTTCGCGATGAAGTGGCGGATATCCACCGGCGCACGGACTTGAGCAACGAGCAAAAAGACGCCCTGATCGCTCAACGGGTGATGGCCAGGGATCAGCGGGTAGCCGCGCACAACAAAGCGGCAGCCGAGACCTCCCAGAACGCCACAGGCGGGATAGACGCCGGGGACTACCGGGCGGCCTACAAGGAGTCCAGCGCAGCGGCAGAGAAAGCTCCAGTAGTGGACGTGACGCCGCTCAACAAGGCGGCGAAGGCTGCCGGGCTTGATTTAGAGAGCCCGGTGGACCCTTACAGCCCCATGTCCGGGGTTATCAGCCGACTCCAGAAGTGGGGAGGCGGGGAACCAAGACCGCTTGGTGATCTGATTGACGTGCATCAAGAGCTAGGCCGGGCGGTCGGGAAAGCTTCTGGAAAACAGTACAAAGCCGCTGTGGAGATGTATGACACAGTTGGGCAGATGCTAACAAAGCAAGCAGCAGGCAACCCAGACGCGGCCACGGCGGTTGGCAAACACTTTGAGGGGCAGAGGCTCTGGAGTCGAGCCAAGACAATTGAAGAAATCCAGAGCGCCGTGGACTCAAACACCACTAACCCGGCACCGGGGGAGTTCCGAGTCAAGACCCCGCAGATACGGGATCGGATCAACCAGCTTTCCGACCCTAAGACCAATAAATTCGCTACTAGCGTAACCCCAGAGGAGTGGGCGCAAGTCCACGCTGAGATTGACAAGCTACCGACAGAGCCAGTGGGACGCCCGGTCACCAAACAACCGGCCAAAACGCCAAACTACTCCGAAGCCGAAACGAAGCTTATCCGAAGGATGGGGGCCACTAGGGAGGAACCCGAGCCTGTCAAGCCGGACTACTCAGGAGTGGACTACCCAAGCACCCCGGAGCCGCCAGACCTCGAGCGGCCCGTTTACAAGACCGCGCCGGTACGACCGCAGGAAGCCAAGCCAGATTACAGCAATGTTCGTCCCCCGTACTCGGGATCAGCCCCGGAGCCGACCAAGCCCAACTTAGGGCCGTTCCCGATCTCCCATGCAATCTTTGGGAAGATGGCTGGCGCGGAAGTGGCGAACGTCACCTACCCATTTGCAGGGGCCAACTCCGCTTGGATTCGGGCCGCGGGCGCGGTCCTGGGCACAGCCCCGCACTGGATCTCCCAGATTCTCATGGCAACACCAAAAGGCCGGCAAATCGCCGACAGCATCACAGCGGGAAAACAGAGCCTGCGGCCTCAAGACCTGGCGGCTTTAACCACTGCCGCTCGTTTACTAGGCGGGAAACCTGAGGACGACAATGAGTGATGAGCTGGAGCGTGGCGAGTTTCAAGGCACCGTGCTCGCTAAGCTAGATGCCCTCAAAGAGATAGCAACCGAGGTGCGGCTTTGCCTTAAGGACCACGAGAGCCGGGTCACACTTCTAGAACACATGGCGATTCGGGCCAAGGTCTGGGGCACCGTGGCGGGAATAATCGCCGGTTTTGTCAGCAACAAACTTCCGTTCTTCACTGGGACCAAGGCCGGGTTGTACGGCGCCACCATGGGTGCGATAATTTTCTGGATCTGGCCACTGTGGGTGGTCCAGCCGCCACCGGTCCCCATGGATTGCCATAAAGTAGATGAATGTAACAGCTAGAAGGCCGTTAAAATTCCTGGGTAGTGCAACGGTAAGTCTTTCCGGTAAACCCTCTCAGATTCATTACAGTACAGCTCCCTGCACGGTTTGACACCGTTGCTGGCGGACGCAGAAAAGCCCCGGACGCATGCGAACTTCTTGCAGAGGCGAACCGGGGCTTTCTTTTGCCTACAACCAGTGCCGTGGATCAGTCCAGCGCTCTCGCTCCCTGGGGTCCGGTGGGGCCGCCAGGACGATCAGAAGCGCCAGGCAGCCGAGGGCAAACCCGAGCCCGATCAAACAGTCAACCATCAACTTCTCCTTAGTCCAGGACCAGTGCAAGGCCGGAGATTTCGATATACAATGGTTGGGATTTAACTCTGGTCCGCTCCGGTTCCGTGTCAAAACCCACGTTGGAAATAGTGATTCTAGTTTCGGTCTCGGGCTCCAGGGTTTGGAGCCACTTGATGAAATCACCTAGGGTGCTTTCGTACATTAATTTCTCCTCAGTGCAGAAGCCAGGGCAAGGCCCAAGGCCAGGCCGATCAACAGAGTCAGGGTAGCGATGCCGGTAACGACTTCAATCATAAGGTTTCTCCACATTTTGACCCATCGGGGTCGTTTATCTCACGTTCCTCAAATGCTACGCCGACAAACGTTAGAACCTGGCTCCAAGCGAAATCGGGTATAGAGTGCCCCTCGTGGATCAGCACGGGGTCTCCGGTCAAATCCACAATCCAAAGTTGAGACCAATCTCCGCTTGACCAGTTCTTGAGTACTACTCGGAATGGCATTCCAACTCCTTAGTCCCAGAGACTTAGATCAGGGTTGGTGTTGGGCGTCCGTGGTGCCATTCGCTCCTCGGCCTTCCGCAGGTCCTCGATCACTTCCCAAATCGGATGGGCGGGGATGTACCAACCTTGGAGTTCTTCGGTCCATTCAGCAGCATTCATTACAGCTCCCTCATGGTGAAAACGACATGACCAGGTTTGCCCTGACAGTCCTGTCGGGTGACCTGTAGGTCGTCAATCTGGCTGTCATCCCCCCACACCCCGGCGTGCGTGAGGGCGTCTAGCATCCCCTTCGGGAGGTTATCCAGGTCCATCCGTCTCCGGGTAGGGGGGAAGACCTGGAAGGCAACCTTGAGCCGGCTAGAGGGGTCGACGAGGCTTCCTGCACCCCACTGCTGAGCTACCACTTCGGCCACACTGGCCCGGTACTCGCGGGCTCGCTTGCTGAGAATCTGGCGGCCTCGGAAGGCCCGCCAATAGCCGTTCACACTTGGTGGGTACGGGAGGCGTAGGGTCCAATCGCTCATCCTGCGTACTCCGTTCCAACGATCCGCACCGGCTCGGACCAGGCCGACACGGATTCCGAGATCGTCATGGAGTCCACCGCATCAGTCGCACAGCGGATATGCAGCTCCGCTTGCCCGGCGGTTTCGGCCCGTACAACGTACTCGGTCACAGTGGTCGTCACGACGCGGTACAGGTTCATTTGGTCTCCTCATCGCCGAACTGGCCCGAAAACCATTTATTGATGTCAAATGGCTTCTTGGGGCCGCGCTTTTCATCTGAGTCTGGCTGCGACTCTGGCCCCGACTCTGGCTGCAAGGTCTCGTGCGTGTACAGGTCGGGTAAGGATTGTCCCCCCTGGGCAGCCTCGTAAATCCGCTGCTGGTCCTTGGCCACGTGCACCCGGTCTACGATGTCCTGGCGGACAGCCTCGCGGGCCTCGGCGACCGTGTAGGTTTCCAAGTAAACGCTATCCACAAGCATCCACGGGAAATCCTGGGAGAAAGCCACGACCGTTTTGCCCGCTCGGACGCCAATCGTGTCCAGAGTATCAGGGTCCTGGGTGACCTCATCCACGCGGAAGGCCGCCTGGTGACTCGTTGTTGCCCCGTTGTAGGTGTGGTTAACCGTTACCAGGAGGACCTGGGGAGCAGCGGGCTGGTCCGCCAGGTCAACAAAGTTGTGCTTGGTCATCTCGGCTTCTTTTCTCATTTACCACTCGCTCCTTTTGAGATGGGCGTAGACTGCTGCGGTGCCGGCCTCGTCTAATTTATCGATCAAGGCCAGAGCCAATTTCAGGGCGTCCTCTAGGTACAGGGTCAGGCGGATTTGGTTGAATCCAGGGTCCGAGTCGGCGCGGCCTGGAGCTGCCAGCGCTCGGACATCGACTGCTACCGTTACCGGCGTCTTTTCCTTCACATTCGAGTAGCGCAGCGCTTTCCGTGCTCGGACATCCATGGACGCCCGGTCGGCGGCTTGCGCCTTTTCTAGAACTGCTATCAAAGCCTGATGCATCAGACCCCCTTACATTCGGTGTCCGTAGTCGTTGACACACGCATGATTTGTATGTGCTTTGTGTCGTTCGTACCCCAACACAAGTTCTTGGCCTCTTCTTCGGAAGCAGCGACAACAGCAAACACTTCTTTTATCGTTCTGGTAACGGTATATTGTTTCATTCAGATCTCCACTCTCATTTCTGGAGCCCACGTTCTGCCTTTCCAATGGGCTGTTATTTTGAGCAACGAGCCGCCTAATGCAGCCGGTGCCATTAACCCTTGCTCGACGTAGTCACCACCCGGCCTGCCTTCCCGCTGGCTGCCTGCGCCGTAGCCCTTGGCCCACCCCCCGGCGTTCACCAGGTAGATGTGCTTGTGGCGCAGCGTGCCAACACCCGACTTGAATTCGGGGTAAATCCTGGATATCGGGGCCACTGAGAGCTTCGTTGTGTGGCCCATTATGAACGCATCGGCCTCCCAGTTGGCGCTCAGGACCTCCAACTTGTTCAAGGCTGCGCCGGCTCGCCCGCTTCCTGTCCCGTGGTGGACCCACAGGTTGAGGTGTCCAAGTCGGGCTCCGGGGCCGTGAAACATGAGCTGGACATATGCGCACGTTCCCAGATAGTGTGTTCCCAGAAGGTCAGCCAAGCGTTGGTCTGTCGTTTGTCCGTCCCCGCAATCGGTCCAATGGTGGCCGTGCACCAAACCCAACCACTGGCCAGTCGTTCCCGCCAGGAAAGATGTATACAGCGCATTCGTCAGTTCCTTTGCCTTGTCCTCAATGGTCCGCTGCGTATTGTCGTAAAGGCCCGCCGACTTGAGCCGGGCTCGATTCGAAGGTGACATCAGATCCACGTAGTCTCCGGTACCTATATAATAGGCATTCCGAGACTGACAGTACGCAATGTGGCGCTTCAAGTGGTTCCCGGCGATGTCCTCGGGACGCCCGGTGAACTGAATGTCCCCGAGGGGGGCGATATAAACTTCTTGACTTTCTGAGACGTGCGTTGTAAGCTGTATCAGTTCGATGGCTCGCTCCGTTTCTTGGCCACCACGTAAGCGTGTGGCATGCAGTAGTGCCCGTAGTAGACTCCATGGGTAGCCTCGGCTGTGCACCGGGGCTCGCCCTTTATCCCGTGTTCACACTGCCGTCGAATCTGGTAGATCGTCGGTTTGTGCGGCCTGGTTTCTATTGGGTACCCCTTTCTTGGGAGGCCCGTACACGTCCAGACGGGCCGCCTTGATTGACGCATCCAGGTACTTGGTCAACGGCCCGAACATGCGCCAACAATTCGGGCCAAGGACCAAATCTGCGTTCGCTACGTACTCACCGTCGATTCCATCGGTCAAAAAGACTACTCGATGTCCCTGGCTCCGGAGTGACTCCAATTGCCGCACCAGCTCCGTATAGGCTTGTAGGACCGGATGTACTACAATGGTCAGGGGCTTTGACGTCTTGCCCATGTTTACTCCCGTCTTGTAAACCTTCCGCGTAGCCGTGCTCGTAGGAGCTATTGACCACGGATTCCACATTCTGCCCAGCATTCAGGCCGTCTTCATGCCCGTCCGAGTAGCCGAGTTCGTAGCTGTCGTCGGACAAGTCCGCGGTCTCATCCACTGCCGCTTCCTCGATTTGCTCCTGGGCTACAGTAATCGTGATGGTTTTTACCCGACGACCGTCTGCATTCCGGTGCGTGTAAAATTGGACAGAGCTTATCTCGTAGCCGCTCTCGCCCTCGTCAGCCTGGAAGACTTCCAGATCGTCACATTCGGCGAACTCTAACCTAATGTCCACGTTTCGTTCCTTTCTTGGCGACTCGTGCCGCCTCCAGCTGTTTGTTCTGCGCCTTTTTAACTGCTGCGTCCCATTCGGCCTTCTTGGTGTAGCGGGTGTCGTTACACTCGACTGGCTCCCCGTACCCTTCCTTCCATAGCGATTGGATCAGCACCCAAGCGGCTTCATGCGTGTCTACCTCATAGTGGGCCGTGGGTGTGTCAATGTGAAACCTCCCCATTTACTTCCTGCGGGTTTCTAGCCATTTGATGACGTAAAAGCGTTCAGGGTCCTGCTCGGCGTAGGCTTCCGCCTCGTCCGCTACATAGAATGTTCGCCAGGGTTTGGTCTGCATCTTCCCTACCCGATGTTCGAACACAAACGCTATCGGGGTCCGCTTCCTCGATCCCTCGCCTGCGTTCATCGATGCTCTAGCCGTCTTGCTGAGTTCTGCCATTCAACCCCCTCGTCTCCTTGATTGCATACCGTACCCCGTTGAGGCACCCAACCTCACCCGGAGCCTTGTCGCCTACGAGCACGTACCAGGCCCACCACACAAAACGCCGATCTTGCTGGATCAGGCGCAACTCCTGAGCTGTCACAAACCGCACTTGCATCGCCTCAGCTCCTCTGTGGTTGCATAGATGCGCTCAAAACAGACCTGCCCCCCAGGGTTGCAGTCGCAGGGCTCCCCCGCTCCTCCGCAGTCCCCGTGCTCCCAGGGAAGGTACGGGTGGCGCTCGCACACCCAGCCTTCATTACAGTTGCCGCAAGTCTCATCCATTAGCGTAGGTCCTCATGCGTTCCATCGCTGTTGATCCGTTCCCAGTCAGCGGTGGACTTAATCGACCGGCCATTCCCGCAGTCCCATTCACGCTCGACTACTTCTCTGATCTCGGGCCAGGGATTCACGGACTCGGGCCAGACGGACAAGTGCCCGTCGTGCGCTTGGAAGGCCAGCCTGGAACAGGGCCAGCGCTGCTTGATGGCGATGATCGTTCGATTCATCATCCCGGCCACTTGCCCTTGAGCCAGATGGTTCAACCCTTCTTTGCAGGCGCTGCCAGCTCTGCCCGTCCGCTTGTAGTTCGTATACTCCTCGGTCGTCACAAATAACCGTTTCCTCCTCCCCAGGGGTGTCCGGACTTCATGGGTCGCCATAATCTGGCCCCACACCTTCCGCTTCCAGGCCTTCAACTTCGGCTTACTGTCTAGGTACGCCTTGGCCACGGCCTCCAGTTGCTTCTTGTCCATCCCGGCTTCACGGGCCAACTGCGCAGCAGCCGGGGACGCATGGATAGACCGCTCATCGACCCCGTAGGCCAGGTTGTATCTGCTGATCTTTGCCCCGCTTCGCTGCCAGCCGTTCTTGCCCTGCCAGTTCACTTGAGCCCGCCACGCTTCGCACTCCGAACTGGTGTGCGGGTTCATGAGGTTCGGGGGAAGCGGATACCTGTACATCTTGCAATACGTCACTGTGTGGATGTCCGCACCTCGGGCGAACAGGTCTAAGTCCTCATCGTCTCCACTGTACGCCGCTGCTAGCTTGGCCTCTATCGCGCTCCAGTCCCACTTGATAAAGTACGTGCCAGGATCGGGCACAACCACATCCCTCAGACTCCAGCAGCCCTTACTGGCCCGGTGCTCATCCTCCCGCTCGCATTGAGGATTGATACAGTTCTCAGAGAACCCCGGAAGGTTGGGCTTGGTCGTGGACCAGCGGCCTGATTTCTGCGTTGGCAAATAGCGAGGGTAAACCCGCTCCAGGCCAACCAAGGGAGCCAGAACCTTCCGGGCATTATCGAACTCTTTCCACCGAAGCCGCAGGTCTAAGAGATCGCTCTCCCAACCCTCGTGACGCAGCCGAAGTAGCGTTTCTTCTCCTATTGACGGCATACGTGAAATCCTCACACCAACATGATTCACCCAACTCTTTCCATTCCATGCACCCAGGGCACCGCTCAAGCGCCACGCTTACCCCTCCTTTTCACCCCTAGTTTCTCGACCTCGTATAGCCATGTGCTCACCTGCTCCGGACTCGACAGCAGTATGGGGTAGCCGCAAAGGGCTTGAGCCTCTTTCACCACCGCCTCCTGCTGCGCCTGGTGCCACTCCAGGGCCTCCCGGACCCGGTCCTGATCCAACTTGAGGCCTGCTTCTTGGGACTCTAGAATGATTGGCCAAAGCGGGATCATCTCTTCCTCGTAGATTGCTTTGCTCTGGGGGTCTTTCTCCAACTCCTGGGCTAAAGCCTCCCACACTTTTAGTTGTACGTAGGCGTCCATTCCCGCGTACTGAATAGGCGACCTATTGTAGAGATGCTTGTGCCTATTAATCGGGCTATAAATGCTTGCCAAGAAATCGAGTGAATGAGGCAGATCGCTCCAGAGCACGCTGTGAGCCAACATTCCGTCATGTACTTCTATGACGCTTCCAACTGAGAACACTCGGCTGAGGTTGGGCAAATCGACAATGATGTTCTGCCCGATAACGACCGTTCTTTGTACCTCAGAAGCGCTCTGATCGTCTCCAAACTGTCCCCCAGAAGCCCCAACGCTGCATTGCAGGGGTGGCACAACAAACCCCGAACCATCCCCGTTTCGTGGCAATGATCGACATTCCCGATCATCCCGGTTCTCTCTCCAAACGGATTCTGGCAGACTGCACACCTGCCATCCTGCCGAGCCACCATGTCTAAAAGTTGCTCCTCGGCAAGGTTGTATCGTCTTAACCGCCGAAGAAATGACACTCGGGCTTTCCGTTCTGGCGTGCTCTCGTAACACTTCTTGCACATCCCGTTGCAGTAGTTCTCCTGCTCTGAATGACAAAGAGCCATCCGGCCTAACCGACTTTTGGCGTAACAGGCCTTGCATCGCTTCACTTTCAGACTGTGCGTCTTTAACGACACCCCGCAGTCCTGACAAATTGGTTTGGGGGTTTTCCAAAGATTCTGGGCGCACTGTCGGCAGCGCTTGGCCTTTCTGTTTATAGATATACTGCAATCTAGGCACAATGTGGTCTGACATTTCCACGGCATAAACCCGACCTTCTCCTGTTGCTACACTAAACCGTAAGAATTGCCCTGTTGCGGGGTTCCACTCTGTATCCCAGGCTGCCGGGGAAGTGAACATCCGAGCATCCGGGGTTGTAATAACTTCTGGTGGCTTCTTTGGCCATTTGCCCTCTAAAAACCACCGGCCCTTACGCCAGTCTGCCATTGTAGGGTAGGCAAGCTGAGGCAAACCGAACAGATCGGCTAACCTCAACGTTACCAACACCGGCAAATCCTTCTGGCCAGGCATCCAAACACTATTCATCCAAGAGTCCGAGAGGGGTTTATAGGGCACTATGTACCCTCTCCACTCATGGGCGCTTCGGAGCTGGCCCGTAGCTGCGTAGAGCGCCAGGTCGCCTTGGGTAATCACAAGCTTGCAATTCTGTAGCAAGCCCAGACTCCCCCCACCACGAACCCGACTATGAGCCCGATCACAAAACCCAATAGCATTCTCCAGCACTCCTCTCTTTCCGGCGTCAAACTGCGCCGGGGTGACGGGCGCGGGTAGGTCGGCTGTGCAGCGCACGGCACAGCTTAAACTGACCTGGTCGGCCCGGACCCCGGCTAGGGGCAGATACTGCTTCTCAACCTTAGGGAAGGACTGCTTCAGCTCGTCGGGGGTCTGAGCCACCAGGTGAAGCAGAGCGCCTTCCTTCAGTTGGTCGGGGACAAAGGCTTGCTCGCCACTGCCCCGCAAAGGACAACCCTCACAAGCCTTCTGATCCCTAACCCTCATCCCCTGTCTCCCAATGCTCCACCACAACCATGGTGGGCTTCAATACATACCGCAGGTTACAACACTCGGCTTGGACCAGGGCTACCAAGTCCTCGCCGAACTCGGCATCGAACTCCAGCGCTTCGCCACACTCAACACAACAGCCATCCTCGATACAGTCATCGAAGTGGAAGGACCGGCCATCGAGTAAACGAGGCATCAGGCACGTACCCCGTCTAATCCGACGACCATATAGTCATCGTCAGTATGTGTGATACGGGCCTTTACCGTGGCCGTGCTCAGGAATTCGTCCAGCTCGTCAATAGTGGCCGGCTGCGCCTGGTTGGCCGTGAAATACGCCTTCTTGGCTGCCAAGTACATCTGGTAGTCCCAGCTCTTCTTGCCATTGGCCTTGGTGAACGGCACATGGCAAATGCTGAACCGTATACGGGCCTTAGACTCGCTGCCATCCACGTACCGCACACCCATGCCGAAGTAACGTATCGTGGGCCGTTTATGCCCCTCCACTTCCCGAACCGAGCGGGTACCCGTCAGCCCCGCTACCTCGTAGTAGCCTGCCGGGGGTAGGGCATCCTTGATCGCCTGAGTGTCGGCTTCGTGGTCCAGGGTACCAGCCCACAGGTCCACTTCCTCGTCCTCAGTCTCAAACGCCTGGCCATTGGCCTGGACCGTGAAGTCCGGAGTGGCTTCCGTCTGGAACCCGTTGGACTCCGGAAGGTCAAACCCGGCGTCAAAACCCATGCCAAACTCTTGCTCGCTCATATACCGCTCCTTAATCGTCCCATTGTTGTAAAATCTCGTTATCGCCCTCTACGTCGGCCAACCGCTTCGTCAACTCCTCTACCCGATCACAGAGCGCATGTATCTGTTGCTCTGCATCTTTATACTCCTGACGCCAACGGTGCTCTGACTCCTCTAACTCCGCAACCTGCCGCTCCAGGTCGTACCGCTGCTCGTCCTTCTCAATGGATACACAGTCGGCTTCCTCCAGCTGCCGTTCCAGGGTCATTAGGTCTGCCAACATGGCTTGAACCGTGCCCTGGCCAATGGTCGCCCACCCAAGTTCGTAACACCACTTACGCCACTGACTGGCACTTCTCATTTTCCTTCTCTGCCTCCTGTTGCGCTGCCCCGATGATCTTGTACAAGCCCCGGAAGTCCTGAGGGCAGGTAGTCGGGAGCTTGGCTATCAATCGCGGGTCGCACTTGACGCTGGCTCCCCATACGTCTTTGTCCGGCCTCAAGAGCCATTCCCCGACCATTCGACCATCAGGGAGCCGTTTGTTGGTCACTCGGCTGAAGACCAACACCGAGAACATCCCCACAATGTTCTTCGCCATCTTCCCTGGTAGGGCAGGGTATTCGTGGGAATCGATATCAGAAGCCCGTTCACCTGGTTTCTTCGGTCGGTCGGCCTCCTTTTCGTTCCAGGTGGTCACGATTACGTACTCAACCGGCGACTGCGTAATGTTCGTGAGGAACTTATTGGCCATCTCGTGAGCCTTGGTGTACAACTTGGCCTCAAAATCATCACCGCGACCAAAGGCTCCATCAGTTGCTAAGTTCAGATACACCTTATACATTTGGTGGAAGCCATCGATGCATAAGGTCCGAATCGGGCCGTAGTCCCCCGCCAAGGCCTTGTATGTCGCCCCCTCAACCTCACTCTTGATCGAGCTATACGTCTGCGGGGCACTCGGGTCCTGCTCCCACACCAGTGCATTCAGACCAGGCACGTTACTTGGAATCGTACAAAACCCCTCCTCGCCTGGCGGACTGATTAAGTGCAACGGGTAGTACGCCGTTTGTAGTACGCTGGATGTCTTAAAGCTATTAGGTGGACCAAACACAAGCACCCTAGATTGTCGCTTATTGCGTAGCTCAGTGGTCATCGCCTTTAAGGGCATCCGTCCTCCTTATTTGGTGGTCATAGCCTTGAGGGCCACCACAAACGTTGCCGCGTTGCCAAAAGCGGCTGCCAAGGCGTTCAGCTCCGCCTTAAGCGCGGCCATTCGCTCGCTTGTAAAAACCAGCCCGAACAGCTGCGGGTAGGTCTGAATTTGAAACGTTGCCTTGTCTACCACAGTCGCGGCAGCGGTCAGATCAGTCGAGTACTTGGTCAGGTCAGTATCTAAGGCCATCAAAACCTCTTTTCTTTAGGGTCATAAAGCACATTGAACTTCGATTCCTGGCCATTGAAGGTATGGCAGCCAGCTCGATAATCACAAGGCCATGGGTCCATGCACGCACTGAACCGGGGCCGGTTGTCGTTGTGGGCCATTGACTCCCAGTCCTTCGCCACCCCCTCCAGCCAGAAGGCCAAGTGCTCCTGGTCGATTCTGATGGGGTGCAGCTCGGTGTATACCCTGGGAGCCAACACAATCAGGTGAATGATCACTTCGTACACGGGCTCACCCATGTCCTGGGCAACGGTCCAGGCGTAATGCATCATCTGGTTGTTCGTATCGAACTTCAGAAGCTCCTTTTCTTTGTACCTGTCGTCCAGGTTCATCTTTACCTTGTGGTCAATCACGACCAGGCGGCCATCGCGATTCCGGCCAACAAGGTCGGGCTTGGTGCGGCCATAGAATTTCTCAACGCCGAGAATCTCCTTCAGTCCTAAGTCGGTGGCCATCCCATGCTTTACGCCCCGGCGTACCAGCGTCACGACGCCTTCCAGCGATCTATCTGAACCCTCCTGGTACTGCGCCTCAGCGCATTCAGCCGCTGCCCGCAACGCCAGCTCCGCAACGGCTTTTTGATCGGGCTCGCGCCTGCCGTTGTACCAATCTTCCAGGCCTAGGGCCACGGCGGTGCCGATCAGCATCGCTGTCTTGCCGCCTTCGTCCCTGGGCTGCCAACGCTTGGCATAGTCCCACATGCGTGGACAGCGTTGGAATGCGGTCGTGGGGTAAGGACTAAATATCGCGCCTACCTTTACATCATCTATAGATACGGTCAAGTGTGCCTCCTGGTGGTTAGTTGCGATCACTGCCTGCATTGAACAAAATGAATTGTATAGACACAGATGTCCAAACTATTTAAAAGTATTTATTTTTATACCCTGCGACATAAGCCTATATACAATTCATCTTTTTTAAGTGTAAGCGTAAATGTGGGGAAGCTTTTAGCAGCGTGCTAACAGCAAGCCCATGTACTTTGGATGTCATCTAAGGAGGCACTGTGAGTAAACCTAGAATCTATCTCTTTGGCCGCATCTCAGAGCTTGATTACGAGCAAGCCATTGGCTGGCGCAACGAAGCCACCAAGGTTCTCTGTTCCTGGTTCGACGTCCTGTCCCCGATGCGGCACAAGGCCGAATTAAAGGGCATCGGGAAGCTCTCCGGAGCCTATCCTGAGCACCTGCTGTGCCGATCAGAGGCTATTGTCCTACGAGACGAAACTGACCTCCAGCGCTGTGATGTAGCCCTTGGCTACTCCACGCTAACCAACCACCCCGGCAAGTGCTCGTGGATGGAGATGGGCTACCTCTGGGCGCTCCGTAAGCCCATGGTGCTTATCGCTGAGCCGCAAGACAGTGAGCTGCGAGACAATGCCTTCCTCCAGCGGCTACCGCGCCTGATGTTCGTGGACAATATCGACGATGCCGTTAACGTGCTCACAAGCCTGTTCAACCTCTGAGGTGCTCATGAACCAACAAGACGGTCGCAAGCATGACAGCGGTAAATCTCGTCTGGACCTTGTGGTCCCCGGCTGGCTGTGGGAAGTAGGCCAGGTACTTCGGCATGGTGGTCAAAAATACGGCGAGTACAACTGGAAACTCGTCGAGCGTGCCCGCTACCTTGCCGCCATTGGCCGCCATCTTTTAGCCCTTATGGCCGGCCAAGTGTACGACCCGGAAACTGGCTTTCACCACGGGGCGCTTATCGCCTGCTCCGCAATGTTCCTCTGGTGGGGAGATGAGGGCGACACGCTCCCGGCCCGTACCTGCCAGTGCCCTGTGTGCACAGGAGGCCAGCATGCAAATTCCTGAGTGGCTGGAAAGCCTGCCAGACGGCCTCTACGGCAGTGTTGACGACCTGATGAACACCTACCAAGATGGCCGGGAAGAAGCGGCCTGGAAGCGCCTGGAAGCATCCAACGCCCTGTGCGAGGTCAAGATACGCTGTTGGCTCAACAGCGACTCCTACCGCGAGCGTCACCCCGACGAATAAGTTTTCAAAGAGCAGACACAAAAATGGCGGGTCAGCCCACACGGGCGCCCGCCATGGTTGTTTCTAGCGTCGATCAGCTACTTGTTCTTTCTATATTCTTCAAGGGTACTCATAGCTGTCCGAATCCCCTCAGTTTTTACGATTCGGTATCGGATAAATGTTTTTAGAGTCTTGTGCCCTGTGATCTTCATGACGACAGAGGGGTCAACTCCTGCCTCAACAGCATCGGTAACCATGGAGCGCCGAAGATCATGAAACAGCTTCCCCTTGAGCCCGGCCCGGCTGGCTGCACTGGCAAACGTATGGTTGAAGTCTCCAATCTGTTCCTTGTTATGTGAGAAAACCCACGGTACACCTTCTCTACGTCTCTCCCAGAGATCAAGCAGTAGCTTGTAGAGTTCCCCCTGGAGCGGAATACGGTCCACATCCCCGGTCTTAGTGGTGTCCTGCCGCACAGTAATTACCCTGGCTTTCAGGTCGATATCGTCCCACTTGAGCTGTAAGATCTCCCCTCTTCTCCGACCTGTGAGATAAGCGTATAAAACCACTGGCTGCAAGTGCAGCGGTAACTCGGTCATGACCCTGTCCACTTCCTCCCGCGTGTACGTCCCCTGTCTGATGTTTTCTTCCTTCAGACTCGGAAACTTCGGCACTCGGTCCAGCTCTCCCGACTCGTATGCAAGCACTAGTGTTCTCCTCAGTACAGCCAGCTCTCGGTTGATGGTGGCATTGGCCTTCCCGGCTTCCTTGCGCTGCACAATGTACGTGCGTAAGTCGTCGGTCTTGATAGTCACGGCTGGTACTTTGCCAAAGCGTTCCACAATCGGCTTGGCATGGCTCCGGGCCGTGTCGATGGACTTGCGCCCCTGTATTTGCCACTCAGTGTAAAACCGCTCCAGGTGGTGCCCGACGGTCAATTCTTTAGCCATTAAGCACACTCCGCTTGTAGAGCTTCTATCTGACCCGTCTTGCGTAGGTAGGAGCGTTTCCGCCTGTCGAGCGCTCGAAGCGCCGCTAGCTGCCGCACCTCCTCTGCCTTAATCGCCAACACTTCAGGCGAATTGGTATCAATCAAGCTCCCTGGCAGCTCAATATCCGCTGACGCCAACACCACGGTTAGCGGCACCATGGGCACACAACTCTCGTGCCTCCACTGCATTTTCTGGAAATTCTTAGCAGTAACAGACATCCACTCGGTCGGTCGTGCTATGTCTTTCCCCTCTGCCAACTGCTCCCACAGCGCTAGGATGGCTTGCTGCGCAATGTCCTCTCCATACTTTCTAGCCAGCACTTCCCGGTGTTTGCTCCAGTCTTGATCGGTCCAGTCATTTGCTAACATTGTTGTTTCCCCTGTGTGTATAGCGGCGTTTTTGTACGTAGATTCGACAGCAGTCCGTGCTACACGTGTCTTGCTGGCTATGCTCGGGCCAGTAGAGTCGCTGGCATTCGAGACAGCGGAGTTGCACGTTCGAGCGCACAGGGGGAACTTGACGTGGATGCGCTTCTGACATATACTTGAGGTCTCCTGTTGATTGTTGTACGTCCGGTTGGTTGTTCTCAGGCTTCCAACCGGACTCTTCTCACGCTGTCGGTACATCGCCCCCTTTCTGTAACCAGTCGTACAAAGCATTGAGTCGCTCCAAAATATCCTCAATAAGAACCTCCTGAATCCAAATATCGTCTATCGCGTGGTATTCGCGCATCAACTCCACCAACTCGTGCCAACACGCCTGCGGGTCCATCCCTAGCTCCTTAGTCGATCAATCCAGTAATTTGCCAAATTAACCTGCGTCCCCTTGAGAAACACTTGGCCATTAGGAGACCAGCTATACCCGTATCGCGCTACTGGCCTCATAAAGCAAAACCGTCTTGTTTGTGCAGCCTCGACCTCGCTCTCATGCCGAATCTTCGCTAACAGTTTGAAAAACGGGAGCTTTTCTTCTTTACTGTTTTGAGCTAAGCCCTTGTCAACAGCTTTGTCCCATTCATGCTGGCTCTTTGTCCACTTTGAGTTACCTCTACTTCCGTAGTCGTTTGAATATGTGTAGTCCATCCCTTACCCCTTTATCACGACAACCCATTGTTTTTGCCGACATATGCAGCACGGTTCGAATACCTTGTCCACCACCCACAGCGCCACATCCCTCAGATGCCGCTGGATGCACGGCCCACAGACTGGCTTACACTTGTCTACGGAGTCATTCATACATCACCTCACATGCAAGCTCTGCCTGCACAACCCGCCGATACGTCCGATCCGCGTCAATGATTGCCCCTAGTGATGCAACTATTTCGTCATTCATCCGTGCCTGACACCAGGTTATTTCGTGCCCTTGACATTCCCCCCGCTGTTCATCCGTACACCAGTACGCATGGTCTCCAAGGCTATCGTCATAGTCTCGTGAATCATCCTCCCACAGAAATTCAACGTCATGTTCAAACGCCCATATCTCGGCTCTCGCAGAACGCAAGGCACACTTGGCTTTCTCGCCACCAATGTGGGCACCGTTGGCCTTGAAAAATTGATACCGCCTATATAAATCTCGTACCACTGTCGTTGCCATTAGATCAGCTCCACTCTGTCTGTGCTGTATGCCATGATCGGACCACGGAACCACCAAGGGTAGGTACCGTGAATTTCCCACTGCCGCTTGCCAGTGAACCAAGCAGGGCCGGCTTCGCGCACGCCGGTCACAGTCACTGCCGCTGCTCTCCCGTAGGCTGAAGGGTATGTCAGATCGACGACTGTAAACTGGTCACCCGGCTTCAAGTTGCGATAAAGCTTTGTTTTCATTGCTTGCCCTTTACAGGTTATACCGTATACCGACGTACCAATAGCTCTCGCTATCGCTCTCTGGCACCTTGTCCTTGGCGCGAATCCCTTTTGGTCGGGTCGGCAGCTTCAACGCTTCAACCACTCTTTTCATCTCATACGTTCCGTCAATGTGAATTCGGTAAATCTGCTCAACTGCATCGTTATAAGCCTCTTTTGCATTGTTCCCACAACCCGTTACCGCATAATCAAAATCGGTGTATGCTGTTCCCCATCCTTGGAAATAGTCAGGGCGCATATAGCCGTGGTTAATAATTTCGTATTTTGTCCGCATTAATCTTGCCTCCTTGCGCCAGGATATGGCCGGCGGTCAGTGAACAGTCCGGACGAGTACGCATCCGCACTGCACACTGAACACATCACGGTGCCAGTGCGGTCTTCCATATCGCTCCTATAGAGGATGTTTCGTGCATTTGCCCGTTTCGGACAATACTCTTTACCTGGGTGCCCTGGGCAGCCGATGTCTGAACATTCGCAGTTAGCCATTGTCTTGTTCCTCATTGTCTTGTGTGCCGATGTACTCTTTGTAAATTTCACCGTCTCTCAACCATGTTACCGACTCACCAGCGGCTCGTCCGTACCCCTCCCTGGATTGAGCCCGGTACTCGTTAAAAGAGTAGGATGCTTCCATGTCGGACTGGCCGTCGTACACAATTCCTACGTTTCCAACGATCACTTCATGGTCGCTCACTCGTCTCTCCTCAGCGGTACGCAGTATCCGCCACGTATTGAATTATTGGTCCCATCAGGAAACAGCAGCCGTATCGGGCATTCTGCCGGGTTGCGCGACAGCTCCACGGCCAACCCGAGCATGCCCACAAGCCCTTTGATGGATTGGTCGGAGAGCAGGCGGACATACCGCGTGCGCAGACTGCTCCCGTGTTCGGCGTGCAGCTCATTCAGCAACTGGTCGATCCTGGCGTGGGCTGTCAGGAGGTCGGCCCACTCGGCAGCGTAGGGCACCTGAAAGGGCATCAGGTTCTGCGTCAAGACGGCCAGAAAATCAGTGTATTCAGACATGAAGGGTCCCCCCGCCTTGTGCGCCAGGGGAATCTATGGTAGGATTCCAGGCACAGAGAAGGCGCTTGTGGTGACTTGCGTGCTTTTCAGCCAAGTCTAGTGGAAGTTTCCGGCTTCCACTAGACTGTATCGGCTATATAAATCAATACTTTAATCCACTCCAACTATCCCCTGGGGATAGGTTCCCTCAGTATTCCAACTAATGCACAAAGCCGATTGACCGCTGTGCATGCAACACCAAGCTGATCTAAAATAAGCACTTGCCTTTCTAGTCGTGGTGTGATCCTCGCTTCGTCTTGCTCGCAATGAGCAAGATGACTAGCGCTGACTCCAAGTTGCTGCGCCATCTCTTCTTGTGTCCAGCCTAGCCGAATCCTCGCATTACGTAATGTCTGCCCCTCCATATCTCCTCTCCTATCTACCATAGATAACAGTCCCTCCCTTCTAAAAAGTTGTGCGCTACATCACATCTCACGGAGCCCTGATCCAGGCCTCACCGATTCACGGCGCCCGGACTATGTGACAAAAATCTCTCATACACCTTCTCCTATGGCACGCCCATGCACCTGTTCCCACAGAAAACGCTGATGATCAATATCGCTCTCCAGTTCGCTTAACGACTCAGCGCAAATGTAAACACCGCTCAACTCTGTATCCCTCAAGATGTATCGAATCCCTAGCGCCCGGAGAACAGACTTTTCGTTTACTTCCGCTGCTATAAATCCAAGGCGCTTAGCAGCCGCCTGTAATCTATTGAAGTACAACCGATCATTCCGGACACGAATCTTGTCCTGCTCGATGCTCATCTTATACTTTCGCTTTCTTCGCACGCGGCTTCTTAGCATGTTTAATCGGTTGATATGTTAACCCACGGTCCTCCATCGCCCGGCGCACACACTCCTCAATCCAACTCCCTAGCCCTGGGTTAATCCGCTCGCCAAGGTGCACGACACCACCACAAAACGCTAACTCCCCACCATCCATTTTCCGCTGCATTCTAGGCCTCCACAGTTTCTGGGTACATCGTGTTAAACTCCTCGTCCTTCATCATGGCCGCATTGCCTGTGGCCACTTTCCAGATGGCATAGGCGTCGATCAGGGTCAGACCGCTGGTCACTTCGCCATTAAGCACTAAGGTATACAGTTCCATTATTCAGACTCCTCTGGGCTTACGGGAAAGAGACACGCTAGCATACAGCCGATCCACACCAGTGGCACAGCCACAGCAGCACCTACGACAGCCAGCACCAGACACGCCACAGGCAACCCGACAAACACCACTGCCAAACTAATCACCGCTAGTTCAAACATTAGTTAACCCGCCTCTCGATTGCGACCCTGAAACACACCTTACCGGTCAGTCCGCTCGTCCAGATGATAAACATGGCCTCTTCCTGGGTCCAGCCTGTGCTGTGCTGTGCCCACACCCCATTTGCCATTTTCCACTCGATCACGTACATCGCTGTGCTCCTTCGGGAGGGGTGCCCCTCCCGTGTGTTTACCAAGCCATCATTGCCAAGCTGCATGTTTCAATCCACGCCCCACTGCATTAGCGGGGCGAACCCCGTATGGGCTCCTCTCTGCGCTAGCCAGGGAACCCGACCACCTCTTGCGCCCGGTAATTGGTGAGCATGGGGATGGCGGCTACCAGCAGCTCAACCATCGTCCCCGGCGGCACACGGTGCGTTGCGTCCATCTGGCCGGGGGCTGTGGGCACCAGCCAACCACGTGTCTTGGTAATTTTTACATACCGCACGCCGTCAATCTCATACACACTGCCAATGAGTAAATCGGAAAACTTTGTCATCGCCTGCTCCTTAAGGGAGCCCGAAGGCTCCCGGTTATTTACCACACCATCATGCTGAGGCTGCACGCCGCGCTGAACCATCCGATTACGCCCGCTGTTAACACAGTCGCCACCACTGTCTGTCTTGCTGTCTCGATTGCCGTTCTCATCGCCGACTCCTTGTTAGTTGCGAACCAGTTGGAAACGCTTAGCTTCACCGTAAAGCACTGCGCACTGAGCATCAATCTGCGCTGCCCGCGTGCGGCAGTCCGAAGAACAGAACTCGGCCACGGCTAGGGCAGACAAAACCCTGTCCCCGCAGCACTGGCACTTCTGTGTCGCCTCACCCATCGCCCGCGTCCGCTCTGCCATCCTCGTACCCTCCAGTGTTTGATCGTTTCGTGTATCGTGATAGAATCGTACCTACGGTTAAAACTTATGTCAAGGGCTTTTTAGCCAGAATCTAAAATTTCTTTCAATGCCCGCAGCTTTTTGACCGCAAGCACATGATTCTCAACGCTTTTACTGATCTTCATTTTTCCTCGCTCCATATCGGAAATTGATTGACCCTTGAGTCCCAGGATATCGGCTAAACCTGATTGCGTCAATCCCCACCCCTCCCGTAGCTCCCGCAGCTCCTTGCCAGTCATGTTCCCGCCTCCTAGGTATTAAGTCTCGCGTGCGCCTGTCTTTAGACAATAAAAATGCCCCTATCCGAGTGGATAGAGGCAGGGTCAAACTATACGCTAGGGCGCTCAGCTTTTCCAGCGCGGATTCGGCTTGCTCTTGTAGTCTTGCTTGATGTTGCACACCTGTGCGCGACTGATGCCGAACTCCAGGCCAAGCAGCCGCTGGTTCTCGCCAGCCAACGCGCGGCGTTTGACATCGGCTTTCTGCTCGTCACTGATCTTGGTGTTGCCGACACCAACGCCACGCGGGCGCACTTTACCGCACAATTCACAACCTTGGCACGTCTTGCGATGCAATGCCATGCTTTTTCCCCTTATATGTCTCGCAATGCTTCTGGCACAGAAATCAACATATGCGTCCAGTTCCTGCCCGCTCGTATATCATCTATGAGGTTACGAGAGATTTTCATTGCCTCAGCGATTGCAATTGGTTCCTCACCTTGTGACAGTCGTTGTTTGATTTCCAACGCTTGAGCATCACTAAGAACAGCGTTAGTGTTGTTCTCGCCTAGTTGTTTCTCACGCTCTCGTATCGAGCTTACTATCCGTTTCTGAGTCGGTGTTAGCTTGTTCCATTCCAAGTCTTTCCTTAAAACCAGCATCGCCCCTCCTAACGATTTTAGACATCCAAAGTATACGGCTCTTGCTGCTGCATTCTACTAAGAGGTTCCCGTGGTACGTGCATACATATAAAAAGGATGAATTGTCAGGGGGTAAATGTCGCATGAAAGGCTGAATAATGAAAATAAATATATTCACTCCGTGCGACAAACGCCCCTATACAATTCATCCTATTCAGTGTAAGGCAGTTTTTCTTCGCACCACCATCACCGATTTCACCATTCACTAATGTAATGCTTAGCAAACGGCAAATGTCCACTGCTCACCACTTTTTCCCCTGGAGCCCGTATGGCCCGTCTCAAAGGCCAGCTTAAGGCACCCACAGAGGCCTTCCAGGCACTCAAGCGCTACGACCGCACTCTGCTATACGGTCTGCCAGTCATCTGCGATTATCTGGGCTGCAACCCCACCACGTTACGCTCCTGGGTGCGCAAGCATTCATTCCCTGCTGCAAAGCTCCCGAACGGCTGCTGGATGTCAAGCACACAGTTGATCGATAACTGGATAGTCAGCCGCAACCCTTACCTCGCTCAATTCTCTCCTCAATAACTCATTAGGATGCTTCATGGGAGCCCCGCAAATTGACCCGGCCACGATAGCGCAGCAACTAGCCAATCTCTCTCGCTCGCCGTTCCGAGACCAAGTGCTCAAGTTTTTAATTAACGCCCCGTCCGACCAGGCCATTGCCTTCCTGGCGGAAAAGAACCCTGATCGGTGGGCGCAGGCCTTAGCGATTGTGGCACGCCTTGGTGGCTACAATGAAAAGCTTGAGGTTGAGGCGTCCGTCTCGATGAGCATTAATGCCATGTCTGATGCCGAGCTGGCCGCCGAGATCGCAGCTTTAAAGCCTAGCTTGGATGGATCATCCAACGGCGATCCCTTGAAGTAATTGATTTACCTGGCATTACGGGTTCCTGGCCTTCTGGCTCCGCTCCCACCACCAGGGCGCGCGTAGCAAATCGCCGGCCACGCCCTGGGTCCGGCCCGAAGCTTAGGCCTTGGCTATACGCTCGTACACAAAATTGTAGAGAAAGGCAAGGCTTGTGAATCCATATAAGTTTTGCCGCTGTTTCCAGTGCCGCCACGCCAGTTCAGCCCGCAAGCGGTTTGTGAAGCGTGAGGCCCACCGCCGGTTCCGCCGCCAGAGGCAAGATGAAGTTATAGCCGTGTCCGCGCTGATGCGAGCGTAGGCTCGACGGCAAAACGAGAGATCCACCCAAGGAGTTTCAATGCCCGCCAAAGTGATCAAGAAAAAGAATGGTGAGTACGAGGTGAAGACCCCCAATGGCGTGCACGCCAAGGGCACGACCAAGGAAAAGGCCGAGGCTCAGCAGCGGCTGTTGAATGCAGTCGATCACGGCTGGAAGCCTACGGGCAAGAAGTCGAGTAAGAAAAGTAAGTAGAGATGCGCACCAGGTAGCTCAATGTCGAGCGGCAGGCTTCGGCCTGGTCCACGCGGACTGCGGGGGCATTTACCGGTTCGAGTCCGGTCCTGGTGCGTTGTTGACCCTGTAGCTCAGTGGGTAGAGCGGTGGACGCTATGCTGATCCAGCGGGCGTGGGTTCAAGTCCCACCAGGGTTTATGTGCCGGTCGTCTAAGAGAAGATGCTAAAAGGGTTCGACCCTGGGCGCAGGTCGTCACAGGCGGTAAGGTCTGCATAAATGGTAGATGCCTGTTGCTACTGCGGGATACCTCGCCTTTGAAATTGAGATGGTCGGTACCAGCCCGGCCCGACCCTGGCCGCTGTGCAATGACGGCCTGTGATGCGCTCCCCGTAAGGTGCCGTCATTCCGTTTGGGGAGTAGTGGCCTTGAAACAGAGATGTCGGGAATCTGCCCCGGCCCGGCGCAAAGTGTAGAGCCCGGCCAGTGGCGCACTTAAAAAGAAATCGCTGGCCGCTTATTTGCTGTGAGGAGTGTTGTATATGGATTGGAAGAAGCTTATCCCTGCCGTGTTGCCGTTCGTGGTCGCCGTGGCTCCCGCCGTGGTTCCCGTGGTTCAAGACGCTGTGGTGGCCAACCCGTTGACTTCTGCCCTGATCGCTGGTGTGATCGCCTTTATTACTCACTTGGCCCCGAGTCCGGTAGCGAAAAATGACCGATCTGAGTAGTGCAACAACCAACGAGTTGGTGACTGAACTGGGCGCCCGCGGCTCCAGTGGTGTGATTTCCCTGACGCCCAAGGGCGCAGCCCGTCAAGACGTCTGGTGGGGTGATCGGGTGAAGTGCCTTGGCCTGATTTCCCGCCTGACCCACGGCATCAACCTGGAGATGAACGAGCATGAGTTGTGTGAAGATGACGAGGAAGACGGCGAAGATATTGATGAGTCCACCAACGACATTTCCTTGGAATTCCCTCAACTAGGACAGTATCTATGAACTGGTCAGATGTACGTGAATACGGTCGTGGTTACCCGGCTGGCGATGACCTTGATGTAGCATATATGCATGCGATTCTTGATGCCGAGCGGCTTCTTGCTCCAGGAAGTTTTTACACCCTCAAGACCCATCCCAAGGGCCTATCGGTTGGTTGGTACTCTCATACGGCGATGACTGATGGACTTAGAACGCCTCAGAAAACAGCTTAAGGAAGACGAAGGCGTACGTCTGAAAGTCTATAAGGACACGCAAGGCTTCCCTACGGTCGGTGTTGGCCACCTGGTTCGCCCGGCTGACCTGCTCCATGTGGGTGACAGGATTACTCAAGAGCAGTGCGATATCTTCTTTGATTACGATCTTGCCCGCACCATCGTCGATTGCAAGCGCGAGATTGACGGCTGGCTTACATTCCCCGATGAAGTACAAGAAATACTCGCGAATCTTGCCTACAACCTTGGCATTACCGGCCTCCTGAAGTTCAAGAATACCCTCTCTTTTCTCCGTTCTAAGGACTACGACAAGGCCGCCACGGCCCTAGTGGCCTCCCGCTGGTATGGCCAGGTCGGTAACCGCTCCAAACGCCTTGTCGCCCGCCTTAGAGCCCTCTAAAGCCCTCCCTAAATAGCTCACACCTAATCCGAGAGTGAAAGACCCCACACTTGTTTTGGCCTCGGTGTCGGTCTATGGAGTGAGCCCCTTCTGAAAGCCCCACCTTGGATCGAACCACCCTCGAACGCCAGTATCTTCTTACCAAAGCCTTTCAGGAGCGCCGGGCCACCGACCCGCTGTTCACGTGGAAACCCCACAAGAAGCAGTCTGAATTTATTGCTTCTGTGATGGGCACTGAATGGTATGAGAACTGGGCACTCTGGGCTAACCGCGCCGGTAAAACCGACGTTGGGGCCTATTGTGGCGCGAAATTGGCGCGATTCGGCTTGCCCGAGAGCGAAATCAAGCCTGCTATTGGCCCTTCCTGCACGGTGTTTGACCGGGCTACCTCAGGTTGGGTGGTCGCCCTAACCGCCAACCTGAACCGTGATGTCACCGCCCCCAAGTATTTTGACAACGGTTTTGTCCCCGCTGGCGCCTCCCACACCCCGTTTATTCCTGATCGGGAGATACCCAAAGGGAGTGACGGCTGGCGTGTTTCTGACAAGATTTTACGACTCAAGAATGGCTCGATCATTGGTTTTAAGGGCTGCTCGGACGGTCGGGAGACCTTCCAGGGAGCAGGGAAAGACTGGATTCACTTTGATGAAGAGCCCCCGAAACTGATCTACCAAGAGGCCACGCTACGTATCGAGGCCGGTAGACGACTCCGGGTGTTCGGCACTTGTACCTTGCTTCCTCCAGAAGGTCAGATTGGCGGTGTGACCTGGGTGTACACCGAGAAAGCCAAGCCCGTCCTAGACGGCAAGCCCGCCACCTGCCGCATTTTTCAAGCTTCCATCTACGACAACCCCCACCTACTCCCCCAGGAGGTAGCGATCCTTGAGGCCAAGTACCCAGAAGGCTCTATTGAAAGACGTATACGACTCAATGGCGAGTTACTTCCAGGCTTGTCAGGAGCCCGTGCCTACGGTGCATTCAACTACGGCATGCATGTGCGGGACACCGGGCCTCTGGAACCAAGACGGCCTCTGTGCTGGATGCTTGATTTCAACGTTGAGCCAATGGTTAGTCTGGTTGGCCAACGACATGGGCGTGTTTTCCGCGTCTACCGAGAACTGATTATTGAGGAAGGGTCAGTTGTCGATATGGCCCGTTGGTTTCGGCAAGAGTACCCCTCTCACCGTGCCGAAGTTTGGGTATACGGGGACGGGACTGGTAATAACCGCTCCGGTCAAAGCGCCCAATCCTATTATGACTTAATACGGACTGAGATGCGGGGTTATCCCGTCCCGGTTGTGTACAAGGCCCCCGTAAGCAACCCTGGCCAACCTGAGCGGGTGAACGCCGTGAACCGTGCCCTGAAAGACGAGTACGGTGAAATTGGTGTAGAGGTTGATCCAAGCTGCGAGGAATTGATTGCTGACCTTGAGGGCGTGCTTCGGGATGCTAAAGGCGGCATCAAAAAGACGTACAATCGGTCCGATCCGTATTTTCACCGCACCCATACTTCAGACGCCTTTGGATACTGGGTAACCCGTGAGCAACCTGTGACCAGCGAGGCCCTCGGCACCAAGCGGGAGCGCCAAGGTTCGCGGCAGCATGCTTCGATCCCCATGCCCTCCTATGGAGGCCAGAATGGTTGATCGGGAAGCCCCCCAGTGCAAGGCGTGTTTCAACGAAATGCCCGCCTCCTTCCGTGACTTCCGCCTCTGCGCTGCTTGCCTTTTTGCCCAAATTCGCGCTGCTCAGAACCGGCCCACTGTTCGACAACCCTCCTATACCCCACCCCACCAGCGTTTAGAAAGCCAACATGGCTGAGTACAGTACGGAAGACCTCTTAGAAGCCCCTATAGACGAAGAGACGGATGCGACCGACCCGGCTATGGACGTGGCCCCCGGTGAGGACGTCCCTGTAGCGGGCTACGACGGCTTGACTGTGGTCCAGTACGTGACCCGGTGTAAAGACGAATCCGAAGACGCCCGTGAGACGCGAGACAAACTTAACCAACTCAACCAAGATGCCGCTCATTGCCGGCAGGATTTCTCTGGCAAGACCAAAGGCCAGTCCACTGAGTTCATCCCAAAGGTCCCGATGGCCCTGGAGCAACTTGCTGCCTTCGTGAAGCGTGGCCTTGTTGGCTTTGGCAATTACTTTTCCGTGGAGTTATCCCCGAACCCTTCGCTGATTGGCGGACCCCTCACTGATGGCGGTGTTGTCAAACTCTTGCGGCATCGCCTGGAAGACCCCGAAGAACTCCCACCTGGCGTGCTTGACTTCCCTACTTCCGTAAGCGACGGGGTAAAGGTCGGCGCCCTGGAGGCTTCGATGATCTTCAAGGTGTGTGGCACGTTCGTCCCGACCCGCCGTTTAACTGTCCAGCCGATAACTGAGGCCAAGGCGTTTTCAGACCCCATTACCGGGCAACTTATTCAGACTGTGGTACAGACCGGTGAAGATTTGGTAATGGAAGAGGGCTCCGTGTGGCGACTACTCGTCGAGCTGGTGCGCCCTATGGACTACTTTCCCGACCCTACAGGCCGGGGTCTTTACGAAGTCCACCGGACCCGCAAGGACCTCCACCAAGTCATTGAGGATGCCGAAGCCGGGGCCTACGATCCTGAAGCCGTGAAGCAGTTGGTTGGCAGTTTTGTGGATTTTGAAACCGAGGCGGAGTTGGAGACCGAAACCGATCAGATTCAGACCGTTCGGCCCGACTTTCGTAAGGAAGTGGAGATCCTGGAATTCTGGGGCACGATTTTGGACTCCGATGGCCATGTAGTTCACCGTAACTGTCGCTGCGCCGTGGCCAACAAGCAATTCCTGATCCGCAAGCCCGAACCCAACCCGTACTGGCATCAGGAGAGTCCGTTTGTTGCCGTGGCCCTGCTCAGAGTGCCGTTTTCGACCTTCCACAAGGCCCTGTTTGACCACGCCGTGCGGATCAATTTTTCCATGAACGAGCTGTACAACTTAATTGTGGACGGCGGGATTGGCTCCGTGTACGGCAACCGCCAGATCAAGATGAGCCGAGTTGAGAACGCTGACGATTTTGCCAACGGCTGTCCTATGGGAGCCGTGTTGTTGGTAAGTGATGAGCAGCCTGACGGGGTGCCTGTAATGCTCAACACCCCCTCCGGCACCGTTCCCCCGGAAGCCATGGGTGTGTACAACCTCATGGACCGGGAGTTCGCTGCCGCAACCATGTTGTCGGACACTGCTCGTGGCATGACTCCTCGCAAAGAGGTGTCTGCGACCGCTGTGGCCTCTGCCGACCAGTCCAGTAGCATGTTCTTTGACTCCATTGTCGCTGACTTGGAGGCTGGTATTCGCCGGGTTCTTCGCCTGGCATGGCTCACGATGCTTCAGAACGCTGACGACTGGAACGCTGAAGATGTGGCGGGCTGCATTGGTCCGGACGTGGCTGCGGCCCTTGCCCAAATGTCCCCCGCCCGCCGCTACCAGACCTATGGCCAGGGAGCCCGGTTCCGGGTGTCCGGGCTGTCCTCTATGCTGGCCCGTACGCGGGAGTTTCAGAAAGTGATGTCTGCCCTGGGCGCTATGTCCCAGTCCGCCATGCTGGCTCAGGTGGCGATGACCGAGATGTCTCCAAAGAAACTCTTCTATCACCTGTTAAGATCGGTCAATCTTGATCCTGACGATATGAAAATCACCCCTGAGGAACAAGCGTCCCTCCAGGAGCGGCTTGCTCAGCTTCCGATGTTCGGTCAAGGTGGCCAAGGCCAGGGTCAGCAGCAGTTGCAGAACTCGCCTTCTCAGATGCCGGGCAGCCCCACCCAACAAGCACAGGCTGAGATTAATTCCATGCAGCAACCGCCACAAGGACTATAAATGGCACACGTTCTGACCTTTGGCACAAAGTACACAGACCTGGATCAGTGTCTTTTGGACTATCTAGAGTGGTACCGCTTCAACGAAGCCCGTGTCGTTTCCTTTGAGTCCGCTCAACAGTTCTTGCGCCTTGCCATGAATGGCCGGGTGTACTTGCTCCACTTACTACGGGATGGAATTATGGCTCTCCGCAGTGTCTACGCCAATGTCACTGACCTGGATCAGGCCCTCGATGCCTATACCACCTGGTACGCCAACAACGCTGAGACAATTACTGACCCGCTCCAGTTCGTGACATTCGCCAAGAAGGCTAATGACGACTGTCTTCACCTGATTCACATGCTGCGCACAGAACTCCGTAATGCCGAGTCCCAGACGGCCCAGGATTCCCTCCTGACCCTCCCCCTGATCTACCGGTAACCCCCTATGTCAGAACCCAACCTGGACCATCCTGGGCCGTTTCCAGCCCTATTGGAAAGCCTGGTTGAAGACCGGGTAGCCAAAACCCTTGACCGCCTTCTCACTTCCCACCGGAACGCAACGATTACTGCCCAGGAAGCTCTTTCCGGGATCGCAATGATTGCTGCTCTCCGGTCCCTGCCGAGCGACCTAGCTCAGCGTATCCGCCAAGCCAAATAGAGAGACCCCACCCAATGGAACAGTTTGACCAGGACCCCAGCGAAGAGTTGGAACAGCCCGACCAGACCCCAGAGGATTTGTACGAAGACGATGATGAGCCTCAGGCACCCAAACTTGTCCGCGTTCGACTCGCCGGCAAGACCGTGGAAGTGACCGAGGACGTTGCCGCCGCAATTGAAGCCCGTGAAAGTGACTACCAGCGTCAAATCTCCAAGATGGGCACCGAGTTGGGAACACTGCGCAAGCAGCCCCAGGACGCCCGCCCGACAAGCCCCCCGGCATCCCAGGATGAGGACGACGACTTGGAGTTTTTCCAATCTCCCACCAAGGCCGCTGCCAAGCGCGAGCAGAAGCTCCGTGAGGAGCTAAAAGCCGAGATGCGTAACGAGTATCAGGCCACACAGGCCCGGCAGCAGTACTGGGGGAAGTTCTTTAGTGACAACAAGGACCTTGCCGAGCATGAAGAGGTGGTTCAATTCCTCGTGCAGAAGCACTTTGAGGACTTGAAAGACCTTTCCCCTGCGGACTCTCAGCGAGAACTTGCCACGAGAGCCAAAGCTTTCTTGGGCAAGCCCCAGAGTGGCAAGCCCCTCCCCAAAGGCACCGCTCAATCCGAGCGCCCTTCTAATCCAACGCCCCCGGCCCGCCCTCAGCAGACCGAGGAACCCCCCAAAAGACGGTACGTGGGTTTCAGCGCCGTGTTAGCCGCCCAGGCTGAGCGCCGCCGCCGTGCCCAGTACAACATTCCGAAAGATGATAAGTAATGGCACTGTATCAATTCACCAGTACCCCAAATACTGGCGCCCTTCGCACTACCAAAGTTTCCCGCCAGATTTACAAAGCGGCAATAGCCGAGTGCGTGTTCATGGCTCACGTGAGCCCGGAACCCTTCGGCACCGGGATGGGTCAGTCTGTGACCATACCTGGCGAAGCCAACCCAACCGAGTTGTCGGACTACAGCCTGTCGGAAACCGACCGCGTGCCAGAAGGCAGCCACACGGTAGACGCCAAGGTTGTCACGGTCGGCGAGTTTGGTCACGCTCTTACGTGGTCACGTCTGGCTGATGACCTGAGCGTGTTCGATCTCCGTAGCTCGATCCAGCGCAGTCTGAAGAAAGAGATGAAGTTGTTTCTGGACGGTCGGGCCTGCCGAGCGTTCAAGTTGACCAACCTGAAGTACACGCCTACGGGTGCGGCTTCGTCTTCCACAGCCACCAACGGGACGGCCCCCACGGCTGCCCTGGCCAACATGAACGTGTACCACGTTGCGGCAATCCGCGATCTTCTGTTTGACACCTACAAGGCCCCGATGGTTGATGGCAGCTATATGGGCATCTTCCGGACCCTTGGTATCCGTGGTATTAAAAATGATCCAGATTGGGAAGAGTGGCAGAAGTACACCAGCCCCGAAGCCAAGTTTAACAGTGAAGCTGGCAAGATCGAGCAAGTCCGCCTGGTTGAGTGCAACCATGGTGGAACCACGGTCGGCAGCGTTGGTTTGAACACGGGCCTGGGTACTGGCTCCGTCTTAGGCGAAGGCTTGATCTTCGGTGATGACGCCGTTGTGATGATCGAGTCTGCCGAGCCCCAGATAATCCCTGGCCAGCCCGATGACTTTGGCCGAATCAAGAGTTTGGCCTGGTATTGCCAGCTGGAAATGTCCCTGAAGACAGATAGCGTGTCGGCTGGAAGGCCCCGCGTTATGCACATCACCTCCACATAGTCTCCCTTTGAGTCCGGTGAGCCCTTCGGGGCTCATCTCGCCGCATCATGCGGTCCGCTCACCTATAAGGATAGTTTCATGTATACGATTCATCGTTCCGAAGCAGTCATGCGCAAGTCTACCGGCGAGCGCCTTGTTACTCTTGAGAGTACAGGCGATGTAGCCGCGTGGGGTCCGGTTTGCGTCCCACACATTGTCCGCATGGCCGCAATCTCTCTCAATGCCGATTGCAGTAATGCCGGTACCATTAAAGGCGATCTCCGCCCCACAACCGAGAGTGACACCAGCCGTACAGACGGCACGGTGTTCACGATCACGATTCCTGTGACAACGGCCTTTACGGCTGGTAGCGCTCAGCCCGTGTACTACCACGTCCCCACGTCCCCCGTGACTGTGTACCCCGGCCAGGAAGTTATCGCCGAAGTGACCGATGGCGCCGCAGGCGTGACCGCTGCGAGCATCACTCTGTGGGTTGAGGCGATTTATGAGACCCCGGCCAACGTTCTTACGCTCTCCGGTTCCACGACCATGACTGCCACTGCCTAATTCTAGGTAGTTATTGATAAGTACCGACTCCATGGCAGATGCGCGGTACGCCCAAGCCTCAGTTCCGCGCCCTGCCTTCCCACTTTGTCCCTAGCCGAGCTTAACCCCTACAAGGAGCCTTCATGGCTGCCCTCGCCAATACCGACATTACCACAACGATTCTTGACCGCAAGATTTATGGCAAGCAGCGCCAGCACCTAGTAAAGCTAGTGTTCGGCGATGCCGCCAAGACATACCCTTCCGGTGGGCTGGCCTTCCCGTCTGCCGCCTCCTTGGGCCTTAAGTCCCCCCTGAACTTCCTCCAGATCCTGGAAGACGTGGGCACCCCCGGCGTGTCCTGGAAGCCCGACTACGCCAGCTCCACACTCCGCTGCTACAGCACAAACCATGTGCCCGCCATCGTTCACACGGAAGCCGTGACATTGACGTCAAATGCGGGAACCCTGGCCTACAAGCCCGCTTACATCATCATGGCCGAAGGCACCATTAGCGCGGTTGTCACTCCACTCCTCCTTGTCCCCCACACGGTGACCGTGGCCGCAGGCCAGATGACTGTCAACTGGCTGACCGGTGCAGTAACGGTAGCCGCCGCTGACAGCTTGACGGCTCTGAAGGTGACCTATGTCCCTCAGCAGGCGACCGGGTTCTTCAGCCAAGCGAACATGGCGATAAATGAGGTCGTAACCTTGGCCTCTGCCGGGGTGAACACTGCCTCGCGTGCCGCCCTGATCAGCACGGTGTACCAGACTGCTGCAACCGCTGCTGCGCAGACCTTCTCCCACGCCGCTGGCTCCGCCAACCTCCTGATTGTGGACGTGAACAACTCGGCTGCTACGACACTGACCTCCACCAGCAATGACGCCAAGGCCGCCGTCGTCACCTACCTCAAGTACGCCGGGCTCCCCAACCCGAATGTCACGTTCATCGATCAAGCCTCCCTGTCCCTGACTTCCCAGGTCTACACCTGGGGCCTGACCACCACGGCCAAGGGCTCCATGATGCTTCCCGGCTTCGGGAACCAAGTCATCAACTTGGAGACCACCAACTACACCCAGTCCAAGCTCGGCGCAGGCGTCACGGCTGCCAACTTGATTGGCAAGTACGACATGATGGCTCAGACCATCACGACAGCCCAGACCTCTGCCTCAACCTCCCTTCCGGAGAACTGGTTCGTCAACTACGACTTCCGATACTTTCCGCAGCGCGGTGAGGGCGAGCTGACCACCGTGGATGCTCCCGCAGCTACGACCCTGTACGCGATAGCCTACGCCTAAGTCCCTTAGGATCAACCAACGGGTAGGGGTTTTCCCCCTGCCCCTACCTTGAGGTCCCTATGAGCTTTACCTACCAAGTGGATGTGGCCCGTACGACCCCCGCCGGTATTCCCTATGTTGAGCACGTGGCCGACTATGTGATCCTGGCCAACGCCAAGGAAGTCCAGCTCCCCAATGGTCAGGTTCGTTACACCGACCAGCAGCGCTACTATGTCCAGCACGGGAAGATTTACCTGAATGCAGGGCAAGAAGTTGCTCCGGACGCCGCTCCCACCTGGTTCTGGGAAGCTTACGAACGCCTGACTCCTGAGTCCCGCAAGGCCGTAGGCCTGAGCCTCCCCAAAGACCGCATTCAGACCCTGGGGCAAGTCCCCGCCGATCTCTTGGCGCTCCTCCAGTCCCTCCCGGACGAGTTGAAAGCCCAGCTTTTGGGGAAACCCGCTGACTGTAGTGAGAATGAGGCCCCTAAAATTTCCAGCCAGTACGAAGATGAGTCTTCCACTCCTGAAGCGAAAATAGACGCTTCTACAGACCCTAGAATCAAGATTTGGCTCTGTGACGCGTGCGGCGAAGAGACCCTTCTCCGACACAAGGGCGTGCACATGGCCGCCCACGCTCGGGCAGCGAAACGAGCCCAGAAAGTAGACTAACATGGCAGTCATCCCCGGAAGAACCACCTTCCCACAGTACCATGGCATACAGGTTCAGTGGGTCACCGCAGTGGCCGCTGACACCTTCGGCCCCTCCCAGATAGGCGTCCGCTACCCTGACAAGGGCGTCACCGTTCAAGGCACGTTCAACGGGGCAACCGTGTTGATTGTCGGCTCCTATGACGGCACGAACTACCATACCCTCCACGGGCAAAGTGGCCTGCTCGCCTTTGCCGCAGCCGGGCAAGACGTGATTGTCGAGAACTGCCCTTACATCGGGGTGACCCATAGCGGTGGCGGTGGCTCCGAGTCCATCACTGTAACCGTGGTGGGAGTGAGTTACTAGCATGCGCATCCTCGTCCTCCCTAGTACAACGTCTCTTACCGGTCCTTTGACCGTCGGCACGTCGGTCACCACGCCTCTGGTGATCGGTGGCACATCTACCACGTCAACCCTGAGTCTCCGGAGCACTAGCGGGATCGGCGCCGCCGGCGCGGATATCATCTTCCAGGTCGGCAATAACGGTGCCACGGAAGCCGCTCGTATCCTCAACAGTGGGTTTGTGGGGATTGGTAATGCATCTCCGCAAGCCACGCTTCACGTTGGGGCTGGAGCGGATGCTCCAAGCTTTACGGCTAATCTGTATGTTAGTGCCGCCGGGGCAACGTCCTCTATTCTGCGAGACAGCACCAACAACGTCGAGATGTTCACGTACGTGGACTCGGCGGGCGCCGTGTTGGGAAGTTCCACCAATCATACCCTCTTCCTTCGCACCAACGGCGTGAACACCAACCAGGTCACTCTGTTGACGACTGGTCTTCTCGGGCTCATGGGCGTATCCCCCACAATGAACATTGGGATCAAAGGAAACGCGGCGGGCACTATCGGTGTCGAACGTCACCCGACAGCTAATACGGCTGGCAATAGCTTAACTCTTAAGTCCGGTGGGGCGACTTCGGGAGCCACCGACAAGGCCGCTGGAGCCCTGATTCTAACAACAGGGTTAGGGACAGGCAACTCGACCCCGGCGCAAATCCAGCTCATGGGCGATAAC